TCTGTACAGAACGCACCCATTCATCATACATTCCACCACCCCATTTATATTGAACCTCGTCGGTGATATTGGCAACGTATTCAATGTCATCGTGGCTATTAGCAGCAGAAAACGCCACAAACCATTTATTTCCATCATATTCAATAATGTCATTCTTCTCAGCAATCAATGGAGTATTATCAGCACCCAACCATCCCACAGCATAGCCCTGATCACTGCCGGTAGCATTCGTGATTAAGTATCGTTGACCAATACCACGATTGGGTAATCCCATACCGGGACCCACTTTTTGAGGATCAATCACGGCATCTACTGGTGGTAATGTATTGCCTGGTAACGTAGATGGATCAATCGTGAATAACAAGAATCTATTATCAAATGGATCATACGATATGGTACCAATAATCTCATTTCCATCTTGTTGTGTCAAGCTCATTAAGCTAATACCCGGACGAATACAATCTTGGGTACTTGGGGTAGTTTTAAGCGTACCATACATTTGAACAATGGATGGCCAAAATAGATCACTCTCAGGTGGTTCCGGTGGCTCAAAGCTAAATTCAGATGGTTGTACTACTTGATTCTGCCGCAAGGCTTGCACCCTGTTGCCCGTTAGCAATACTTTATAAGCATACGGCGTAATGGTCGCTCTTGTTCCCGTTAATAAATCACCGTTACCAATAGCGTTAATCATATCTGCCTCGGAATCAAAAACAGAAGCAATGATTTTCTCAACCACGCCATATTTTTTCACTTTAAGCGGACTTGAAATCCAAATTGGAATATCAAATTCAAACGTGTTGATATCAATGGGGTCTTCGGTTCCCACTGGTATAGTCTTTGATGACCATGTTGTTTTAATCAATTCAATAATAGTGAGCGTTGACCAATCAAACCAATTGCTCGTTGCTTGAATTTCCAAACTGGGATTAAATAGTACAGCTAACTGTTCAAAAATTTGCATCTTTTGATTGGTATTGCTGGTCCATATATCTACATTGATAGTCATCTTGTAGGGAACTGGCATCAACCGCTCTACGGTAAAGGCATTGCCTTCCAGCGTAGTCCATTCTCCGGTTTGTTCACAATATGTTCGTTGTCGGATATCTGAACGACCAACGTATGTTGGATTCTGAATCCTTGGCCTATCATAATCCATTCCAGCGATGTAGAACGTGATAAGCGGCACTGATGGCATACTTGATGCGGAATTGTTTTGGAGAATGGTTTGTGCTTGCCTTGATGCGTCTCCATATTTTACAGGTACGCGATATAAATCTCTTTCTCCCTCGGTATCACGGCTAAATTCAACAAAAAAGTGTGAAAATACTCTAGTTACTTGCAATAAGTAACGCCGAATCTGAGAATTATAAAAAAATTGTGACATAATATAACCTTTTAATAATGTTACGGTATTTAGCTACAAAGTACTTGACCTAAGGTTAAATCTGTTGTATGATGATAATCAGAGGTAAAATAATGAATGGTTTAATAATATTCGCAATATCGTCGGTGATTGGAGTAGTTTGGATTTATATCAAAGGATGCAATCTTACCAGTTGTGGGCAAGATTGCAATCAAGGTAGAAACTGCAACGAGAAATGTAAGTAGGGTTAGCCGCTCGGTCCATCGTCGGGCTGGGGGTCTACGTCCGGCGGTGGTGGTACCCAAAATTGTCCTTTTTGTCCCGGTTGTGTAATCGGTCTTGGATTCGGTACCTTATCACCACCATCGTTACCATTTTGTGCAAGTGGCATCAATGCATCACTGAGGGATTGCCTGCTCGGTATCCATCCTTGGGTGTTGGTATTAACGGTATAGGTGTTATTTACAAAACTACTGCGTTGAGTGTTATCCAAACCAGGAATCTGGTATAGATCGGTGCGAACATTCTCTTGCATCATCACCCAAATATGCCCATCAAACCTGAACAACCTATTTGGGTAGTAGTCCAACCGCAAACAGTATTGTCCCTTTGATGCACCCAACGGAAACGATACGCCCGGTGTCACTGGTAACCCATTTGGTGCAGTCCCATCACCGGTCAAGTATCCAGAGTATGGTTTGGTGGTATTTGGTGTCACTTGCTCCATATCAGGATCACCACTCCAAGGTGGTGCGGGTTGATTGTCGTCGTAGGTTGGTATAATATAAAATTTAGTCGCATCAAACCCACTTGACGGAACCTCAATATGAGCCTGAGCTAATATAGCCTCGTTGATTGCAAGGTCTTTGTTATATGTGCTGATAACATCGGCAATTGTAGTTGGGTCTTCAATCCATTCCCAATATGCAGGATTAGTTATATCTTCGTTTGGTGGGACATTCTGTTTAGCCCTGTAAAATTTACCACAATCATTAACAATCGTTCCTGCTGGATAAAAATTACCCGGATCCCATATATTATCGGGTTCAAACGGTTTATCCAATATGCTTTTATATTCTTGAGCATTGACCAATGGTGTTGCTTTAATTCTCCAAAGATGTGGCAACCAAGTCTGACTGAATCCTTCTGCGCCCCATGCTGCTTCTTGAATGACATAATATCTTGGTAATGATTTGGAAATGCTGGTATCTAATGGGTTATAATCGCGTAGATTCGGAAATTCAAGACAATCTCCAGCCATCAATTTTCTACCAAATATGTCCATCATGTCCGAGTACAAAGTTGATAAGAACAACGTATCATTATTCAAAAACAACCCGAATTGAGTTAAGTCAAAATCAATATCTCTTTCAAGATATGCCATACGAAGAATGTAAATATTTGATTCGTAGTTTCTATCTCTGTTCTCAAGCAGTAATAAATCCTCAATGAATAGCGGACTTTCGTTATTATATACAGGGATAGTTACGTCTGGGGTGCCTTCGTTGCCTACTTGTGGACCCAAGTACTTATGACAATAGACATCCAAACCTCCAACTTGATACATTTGTCTCATTGAATTGTTAAAAAATTTCCAATCATTGGTCTTTGTTGGGCGATATGCTGATAATTTCGGCACGAAGTTACTCCTTGGTTATGGAGTATTTATGCAATCTTCGCTGAGAAAAACGCTTGACATCACCAAAATTTTCTGTATAATACTCATCTTCTTCATCACAACAGAGAAAAAAACATGGCAACACGATCTACTATCGCAATTGAAAACAATGATGGAACTGTATCTCAAGTTTACTGTCATTGGGATGGGTATCTTGAAGGCGTTGGTAAAACTCTCCTTGAACACTACAATACTCGTGAAGCAGTAGAAAAGCTGCTTGCAGGTGGATCAATTTGCTCATTAGGCGAATATGTATCCGATGATGAAAAATCATTTGATAAAAAGTACGACGATGAAGATGATTACACCGTGTATTACACTTATCGTGGCGAAGTCATTGTGATTGAAGAATTTGAATCGCTGAGTGATTATGAGGAAAATCACCAATACGAAGAATTCGAGTATATCTTCACTCAAGATAATGTGTGGTCAGTATTCTTTAATGGTGATTGGCATGATCTTGAGCTTGAATTGAGTGAAAAGAAATGAAGATGACCAGGTTGAAATTATCTAAAAAAAGTTTATTCAATCTACTTTGTTGTTGGGAAACTGACGAAGTCGCAGCAAGGAAGATAGCAGTCTTCCTTGAAGAATTCGGCCCATCCAATTCGCCGGTAGTCAAAGAGTTTTTTTCTTGGGTTAAGGATGAATTGCATGGTGTTGTGATTTATGAACTATTGCCAGACAATCAAGCTGAAGAATTATATAATTCAGTGTATTACATTGAATTCGCCAATGAGATTGATGCTACTGCGTTTATATTGCGATTCAGTTAACATCGCTAAATAGTATTAAGAAATATGTCAAGCGATAATATCATTCAACATTATAGAAATCTTGTAGAAGAATACAAGGAAAAAATCAAGCAAATCACCGATCCAGTGTATTACAATGATTTAATCAAGATCATCAAAACTGCCGATGAAAAAGTAACCACTCTCTCAAAAGAAGAGATAGAGTGCCGTCGGCGTAATAGAGTAACATCAATGTACACCCTTACCAAAGATCAAGTAGACGAGTTGATTGAAACAATTGACCAATACTTGTTCGTAGCTATTTTAAACAAACAATAATTATGGCAAAAATCGCAACCAAAAAAACAACAAAAACAGCAACGAAGCCGAAAACAAAAAAAACTGCCACTCGTGCCGTAAAAGCTAAAACATCAGAAAAAAGTAATGAACTAAAACCATTTTCTTTTATTGGCGGCGATTCAAAGTACGTAGGACCAGAACCATCTTGGGAAATTCAGCCAAAAGAAGAAACAAGATTCAGCAAACTTGCTCGCGCCTTTACTTGGTATAATGGATACTTCAAGCAAAAGGAAGCAAAAGAAATGATGATTCATTGGTTGACGTTGAATAAGCGACCCAATGATATTAAAGTAGTAAAATCTATACCAGATGGTGAAATATCGGTTACTCAATGCTGGTTAGCAAGAATGAATCTGATGGGGCTTGAATTGACCGATCATGAAAAAAGCTCAATAGAAAATACTATTGAGTCAATGCGAGTATCAAAGAGAAAGCCGGTAACAGACATAGACGACGAAGATAAGAAACTGACTATTCAAGATAGGCTACTTGAAAAAGTAAAGGAAGCTGCATCTGAGATTGACGCAATGTATGAGACATTTATCAAATCTGGTTGCAAGATGACGGCTGACATAAAGCCGATCAATGTTATGCGATCAATGAACGTATCGCCTCAACACACATCATATATCTCTGATATTTGGCAAAAAGACTTAAACGAAGTAAAGTTGGCCTATTCTGGTGATGATGAGTATGTTACTGAATCGTATAGTGGATATACTAAAATACAACTAAGAAACATCATCAAATTTATTGAACAGGTTTTATCTGATTGTTTATCGTACTTGCAAGTTAAAAAAACAGAGCGCAAGCCAAGAGCTAAAAAAGCAGTGAGCCCAGAAAGGTTGGCTGTTAAATTTAAGTATCTCAGAGATATTCCTGAATTAAAAATAAAATCAGAAGCCCCGGCTAAAATCGTTGCGGCTCAAGAAGCATGGTTGTATGATAATGCAAAGAGAAAATTGATTTATGTTGCGGCTGATTTTAATGCAGGGTCGTTAACAATAAAAGGATCAAGTATTGTTGGATTTGACGCTAGTAAGACCGTTCAAAAAACGATAAGGAAGCCTCAAGAAATTATTGGTAAATTTACAAAAGAAGGAAAACCGGCATTGAGAAAATTGTTCAAAGAGATTAAATCTACCGAGACAAAGTGGTCTGGTAGATCAAATGAAAACTTGGTAATATTACGAGTTTGGTAGTGTTTTGGGTACTTTTAGGCATCTATATCGGCATAATAGCATTGACAATGGCGTTCGTTCATGGAGCAATGAGCGACCGAGATTTATGATAGAATCTGAAATTTTTTATTCAGATGGCACTAAAACAATCATTGATTTTGATGATTCAGACGTAATACTAGACGAAGGCTGGTATTACAAAATCATCGGCGCTGATTGGTCTGGGCCATTTGAATCCAAGGATGAAGCGAATACTCATTTGCTTGAGTATATAAAATTTCTTGACACTGATCCAAAGCTGGTAACATAAAACGCTAAATACATCTATTAAACAGGTGTATTAACATGATTGAATCTGAATCCTCAACTACAAGATTAAAGCAAGAACTCATTGACTATGTTCGCTATAGTTTAAGCGATCAAATAGTAGATATTGAATTGGATGCAGAGCATTATGAAACTGCATACCAAAGAGCATTGGGTACTTACAGACAAAGGGCGCAAAATGCAACAGAAGAAAGTTATATCTTCATGGAGCTTGTTGACAATGTAAATATCTATACAATGCCACAAGAGGTTCAATCTGTAAGACAGGTTTATAGAAGAACCTTTGGCAATGCTACTGGACCATTCGCAAGTAACTTTGACCCATTTAGCCAAGCCAGCTTGAATGTTTATTTGATGAACTTCAATGTATCTGGTGGATTGGCCACTTATGATTTTTATTCTCAATACGTAGAATTAGCCGGTAGAATGTTCGGCGCATATATTGTGTATACATTTAATACAGTTACTAAAAAATTACAGCTTATGCGTGATCCAAAAGCAACGGGTGAAAATGTGCTATTATGGACATATAACTGGAAACCCGAGTTCAACCTATTGGCTGACCCAGTTATCTTACAGTGGTTCCGTGATTTTATGGTAGGCGCTTGCAAAATAATCATTGGTGAGGCTAGAGAAAAATATAGCGTAATCGTTGGACCACAGGGAGGTTCATCATTAAATGGTGCAGCAATGAAGGCAGAGGGACAAGCTGCTATTGATAAATGCCTTGAAGACCTAAAAAATTATGTTGATTTTAGTCAACCAATGTACTGGGTAATCGGATAAAAATATTTCCCACAATCAAAAACACGCTATCGACCGAGCATAAATATAGTTCACTTCAACTCATTTTTCGTGATATTTGATAAATACATTTATCTACAAATGAGGATGAAAAATGAAAGAACTACTATCACCCGGCGTAGAGGTATTTGTTGACGACCAAAGTCAATATATTCAGGGGTCCACAAACTCAGTTCCCTATGTTCTATTAGCGACCGCGTCTAATAAAGCATCTGGTTCTGGTGTTGGTGTTGCTCCTGGTACTTTACCTGAAAACGCAAATAACGTTTATTTACTTACGAGCCAACGCGAACTTTTATCTTGGTACGGTAAACCACTGTTCTATACCACTACTGCTGGTACGCCTATCAATGGTGATGAACTCAACGAATACGGTCTATTGGCCGCTTATTCTGCCCTGAGTATCAGCAATCGTTGCTATGTTCAGAGAGTGGATATTGATCTCCAAGACCTAAAGGCTTCTTTGACTCGTCCAATGGGACAACCCAATGCCGGTCAATACTGGCTTGATGTTGCCAGCACTTCTTGGGGTATCAACGAGTGGAACATTGTTACATCTCAGTTCACTATAAAGAATCCTAGTGTTATTCTTGATTCCACTAAGCTAACTGATATTACCACTACTTACAACGGTGTATCCAGTGTAACAGAAGGTCCATCTTCTAGCTTTGGTGATATCGGTAATTATTCCGTTAACGCACTTGCTCTTGATATGCCTATCTTCTTTAAGTGCGGCGGCCCATCTGAAGCCCAAACAACAGCTCCAGAACTATCCAATATTTTTAATACTTGGGTTCAAGTCGGTTCTGATGAATGGGCACTATCTTGGCCAACAGTTACTGGTACATTAGCGCCAACCGCTGTTCCCGTCGGTTCACTTGAAATCAATGGCGTTGTTGTTAATATCGCTGGTTTAGGTACCACTGTTGTTCAGTTAGCTGACGACATCAACGCTGCTGCTATTCCCGGTGTTTTCGCCGCTGCTATCAATGGTAAGCTGATGCTTTATAGCAACATGCTTGCAGTCACCGCTAGTATTGAGGGTGGTGTTGATTTTGGTCCAGCCACTACTGCTGGTGTTCTGAGTGCTCTTGGCATTCTACCAACACCCGGTGGCGTACTGAACTCACAATATCTATGCCCGCGGTATCAGGCTTCACGGAGCTATCAGGTTCCACGGTGGCGTACAACTGATACCGCACCACATCCTACCGGTTCTATTTGGTTGAAGACCAACAATGTAAATCAAGGCGCTAATATCGTCGTTAAGAAATACGATGCCGTTCTTGATACATTTGTTCGTCAAACTGTGAGCATTTATCGTAGCGATCTTGATGCTATCAATAGTATTGATCCTGCTGGTGGTGGTGCTGCGATTCCTGCTGGCACATTGTATGCAGAAGTTAATCCCTTGTTTGCTCCCACCGGACCAGACATCGCTAACAATGCTGATTATGGAATGGCTGGATTTACACTATATAGTAGATTTGCTACTGGTCCGACTGTGGTTGCTGCTGCATTTGATTCTGGCACGTTTGTTGCTGGTTCTCAATTTATTCTACAAGCATCCGAGCCAAATGATCCTGAGTATACCGAAGTTACTGTAACTCTCAGTGGCACTACCGCACAGAATTTTGTTGCAGATATTAGTTCTGCTGCTGTTAGCAATGTTAGCGCCTATGTTAATAATGCTGGTCGTATTGTTATTGCACACGCTACCGGTGGTATTGTCAACTTAATTCCGATTGGTACACTATCAACTAGCCCAATCGTTGTTGCTGGATTCGTCAACAACGATTGGACATCGGTTGCACGTGGTGCGAAATTCCTGTACGTTGAAGGTGAGAAAGTAGGTGTTACACTATCTAACTGGGTAGGTTCCCCGCTATTTACTTACATTCCTCTTGCTACTGCACCAGATCAAGATCCAAATGATGGTACACTATGGTACTATTCTGCATTTGATCAAGTTGATATCATGATTCAGAACAACGGTCGTTGGATGGGTTATCAGAATGTAACAAACGACGTTCGTGGCTACAATCTAACTCTGACCAATCCTAATGGTCCTATCTTTAATGTTACGCCTCCTACTTCACAATTTGATGCCGGTAATACTCCGCTTCAATTTGGTGATCTATGGGTAGATACAAGTGATCTGATCAATTATCCAAAAATTAGTCGTTGGTCCAATGTCAGTGGCGAAGGTCAATGGGTTCTACTTGATAACGCAGATAATACCACCGAAAATGGCATTCTTTATGCTGATGCTCGTTGGTCATCTACCGGCGCTGTTGATCCAGTTGTCGCTGAACTGCCAACAATTGAATCTTTGCTTATTAGCAATTATGTTGATCCTGATGCACCAAACCCATTGTTGTATCCACAAGGAACACTACTGTTTAATACTCGTCGTTCTGGGTTTAATGTTAAGTCGTTCCAAGTTAACTACTTCAATGCAACTGATTATCCAGTGGCTGCATGGAATCCTGATTTCCAATATCCAAAGGGAACCAGAGTTTCCTATGAAGGTACGCTGTATGTCTGTGTGAATACTGGTCCAATCAGCGCCACCCAAGGTGTTATTCCTGGAAGCACTGGTTCATCTACTATTTGGCAATTGCTACAAACCAATGCATGGGTCACTGCTTCTCAAAATAACGATAACGGTACTCCTAATATGGGTCGCAATGCTCAACGTATTGTTATCGTTACCGCTCTAAAATCGGGTATTGATAATAGTGCTCAAGCTCGTCAAGAACAGCTAAACTACACACTATTGGCTTGTACACAATACCCAGAACTAACGCCAAATCTTGTTGCTCTCAACATTGATCGTGGTAATAGTGGTTTTGTTATCGGTGATACTCCTCTGAGACTGGCACCATCTGATATTCAAGCGTGGATTAACGATGATGCGGCTCCTTATCTTGATAAGAATCCTATCGTTCAGTTGGGTGACCAATATACTGGTATCTTCTATCCAAGTTGCCAAACACGTGATCTATCTGGCCTAACAGTGGTAACTGCACCAAGTCACATGATGATCAGAACTATTATTCGTTCTGACCAGCTATCTTGGCCTTGGTTCGCCCCAGCCGGTGTTCGTCGTGGTCTAGTTGAGAACGCTATTCGGATTGGATATTTAAAAGGTAATGGTCAGTTTGTATCATTCTCTAATGATCTTGCTACTCGTGATTTGCTGTATACAAATAACATCAATCCGATTACATTCCAAGCCGGTGTTGGTATTTTGAATTTTGGTAACAAAACTTGCACAAATATCAGATCCGCTCTGGATAGAATCAATGTAGCAAGACTTATCGGATACATTCGGATGCAACTTGAGCGTCTATCTCAGCAATTCTTGTTTGAGCCAAACGATCAGTTGACCCGTGATCAATTCCGGAATGCAGTTACATCCCTAATGCTCGACCTGCAAACCAAGAGAGGTATCTACGATTATCTAGTTATCTGCGATCTGTCTAACAACACTCCGCAAACTATTGATCGTAATGAACTATGGCTTGACTTGGCTATTGAACCATTGAAGGCAGTTGAATTTATCTATATTCCAATTCGCATTCTAAATACTGGTGAAATCGCTTCGTTATCAGTAGGGGCTTAATATAAAAGACATGACGATTCGTGATTTTTAATGGTTACGAATCGTCATAAATACTTACGGAGAATAAAATGTCTAGTAAAAATTACTCATTAAACCCAGACGGAGCCTACTCGTTATCTAACTTGTCTGTTCCAGTACAGGGTGCGGGCAATCAAGTCCTCTTGATGCCAAAACTAAAATATCGCTTCCGGGTCGTGTTCACGAATCTCGGCGGTGGTGGTAGCTTGCTTACGGAATTAACACGGCAAGTAATCAACATTGATCGTCCTAATGTTCAGTTTGATCAAATTGATGTTCCGGTTTATAATAGCACAATTAAACTTGCTGGTAAACCACAATGGCAGGATGTTACTTGTACTATTCGCGATGATAGCCTTGGTGCAGTATCTAAGCTAATCGGTATGCAGCTACAGCTACAACAAGATTTTATGGAACAAGCGTCTGCCTCTTCTGGTATTGACTATAAATTCCAATGTAATGTTGAAGTGCTTGATGGTGGTAATGGTATTGCTCTACCAATCGTTCTTGAATCTTGGCAGCTACTTGGTTGCTTTATCAAGGGAGCTAACTACAATAATCTTGATTATGGCGAAAGTGCTGTTACCAATATCACACTCTCGCTTGCATTTGATAATGCTGTTCAATTGCTATCCGATGCTACTTATGGCGTTGGTGCGAATATGGGTCAACGTACTCTGGGTGATCTATCCACGGGTATCGGTAATCCTGCATTCCTTGGTGCTCCGACTACCGTTGGTGCAGCCGCAGCCGTAGCTGGACAAGCAGTACTTTAAAATACTACTTAATTATTGTGGCAGGACAAGCAACTGGTATAGCACAAGATGGGCCGGTAATCTACAGAGATTATCGGCATGCATCAAAAACCTTTGTAGCCAATGGCTATGAATTTATACCAAGATACAAGTTCCTATTTCATGTTTATTTTAATATAAATGTTGGACAAATACCACAATTAGCCACTGTTTTTGGTGGCGGTGATCAAGCTAGAGTTGGCTTGATGGTAAAAACGAT